GCCTTGCGGGCTAGCAAGGTTTCGCCAAGCCGAACTGGCGCGGCAGTGAAGGCTGGAGGCCACGCCCGGAATTGAACCGGGGTAAACGGTTTTGCAGTTCGAAACGTAAACAGTCACCTCTTGTGGAATGATTGAAGCGCCCTACATCGCCGGTGGGGCGCTGTTTTCTTGGCAAAGCGATCCACAAAAGGTAACTGTTTACAAAAACAAGTATATCCCATTTCCACCCTGACGTACCGACCGGAGGTCCCGCATGATGGACGCAATCTCCCTTTCTGAGGAAGCTACCCTCAAGCGCTTCAACGATAAGCAAGACCGTGTCGCCCGCGACTTCGGCTATGGGGACACAGAGGGGGCTTTGGGTATCACTAGGGACGCCATAGCTCCCTTAACCACCTTTATACAATCCAGAAAGGATAATCTTCCTAATCTTCACAGGCACTCGGAAGAGCACAAACTACTCCTCGCCCTCGCCAAGCTCCCCGCCGAAACCATCGCCTTCGCGATACTCAACACCGCCCTGGCCTCGATAGCTCTCTGTGAGGATGGCGTTGATACTCGTGTAGGACGTTCCGTGCGCGCCGAGGCGTATGCGGCGGGCCTGCTAGAGCACGACGACAAGCTCGCGCAGCGTATCAACGCTGTGGTGCGCCGGAAGCACGGCGCCCTGAAGTATCGCAAGCAGGCCGCACGCTCCATTGCGGCACGCTGCGGCTACGTTGGTGAACAGTGGACGCGGAAGCAGGAAGCCCAAGCTGGAGAGGTCTTGTGCCACTACCTCTTGGATGCCCTTCCGGACGTGTTCGTGCTCGACGAGGTTCCCCAGCAAGCGCCTGTGCTCACGTTGACCCGCGACGCCCTGGACGTGGCCGAGCGCGCCGTAGAGCAAGCCCTGAGGCGCTCGCCCGCGTTCTTCCCCTCCACCGACCCCATCAAGCCATGGACTAGTTCTACGACGGCGGCTACTGGAACTGGGGCTCGCGGCTCAAGGCGCCTGTGGTGCGCGCCTATTACCCCGAGACGCGCGCGGCCATTAAGGCGGCGCTCGCGGACGGGACGATGCAGCCGACGCTGGACGCGCTCAACGCGCTCCAGAGCACCGCATGGACCATCAACAAGCGCGTGCTCGGCGTGATCCAGGCGTGCATCGAACGAGGCATCGCGGTCCCTGGGCTCCCTGGCGTTGACCTCCCGCTGCCGGACAAGCCGGGAAAGTGGGAAGACCTCGACGACGCCGCCAAGCGCCTGTGGAAGCACCGCGTGTCACAGGTGAAGCAAAAGAACCGGAGCAACACGAGCAGCCACACCCTGCTCATACAGGACCTTAAGACCGCGAACATGCTCGCGGAGCACGAGAGGTTCTGGACGCCCATGAACCTCGATTGGCGTGGGCGCGTCTACGCCTGCACGCACTTCAACTTCCAGCGCGACGACCGCGTGCGCGCGCTCTTTTTGTTCGCGGATGGCGAGCCCATCAGCGAAGAGGGCCTGTACTGGCTCAAGGTCCACGTCGCCAACTGCGCCGATAGCGAGAAGCTGTGGGACAGCAAAGGTATCAGCAAGCGACCATTCGATGAGAGAGCGAAATGGGTGAACGACAATCTCCCTGGGATCGAAGCGATAGCAGAACTCCCTACAAAAGAATTGATGTGGACACGCGCGGACAAGCCGTTCTTGTTCCTGGCGGCTTGTATCGAGTTAACGAGCGCACTGGCGAATGGGCCTACGTTTGTTACGAGACTTCCAGTGAGTTTCGATGGCTCCTGCAGCGGTCTTCAACACTTGTCTGCGATGACGCGGGACGAGAAGACCGCAGCGCTCGTAAACCTTCTCCCTGGTCCACAACCCAATGACGTTTATCAAGCGGTTGCTGACGTGGTTAAGGGACGCCTGGAAGCCATCGCCAGTCGTCCACGTCTCGACGACACTGCGGGAAGCGGAGTGGTGGGAGACGAGGGCTCGCCTCAAGCCTTGGCGCGACGGGCGTTGGAGTTCGGAGTAGACCGAAGCTCAAGGTTCATCCGTTCGCCACCGAGGGCGACTACGGCCTCAACAAGAAAGGCGAGCGCATCCACCTGGGCGACGGGACTGCGGCGGCCAAGTTCCTCGCGAAGACAACCTACGAAGCCATCGAGGAGCTTGTGGACCTCCCGGCAAAGGTGATGGAGACGTTGCAAAAACTCGCCCGCGCAATGGCGCACGAGGGGAAGCCCGTGACGTGGGTTACGCCTTTGGGGTTCCCGTGGGTCAACCGCTACCACGTCACTGCCGAGAAGGCCGTGGACCTGTGGCTGCATGACAAGCGTGTGCAGATCACGGTCGCTGACGGTCATACCAAGACCATCGACAAGGACAAGAGCGCCAACGGCGTAGCTCCAAACTTCGTCCACGCCTGCGACGCAACGCATCTGTTGATGGTAGCAAAGGCATCTACGGAGGAGGGGATTACAATCGCGACCATCCATGACAGCTTTGGTTGTTTGGCGTCGAGGGCAGGGCGCTTCCACCAGATCATCCGCGAGCAGTTCGTGCGGCTCTATGAGGAGCACGACGTTCTCTCCGAAGTGCTGTAAGCGTGTAAGCGTGACCTAACACTCCACAACAAGAAACGGTTACCGAATGCGCCTAAGCGCGCAAAGCTCGACCTGAAGGAGGTAACGAATGCGGACTTCGCGTTCTCGTAAGCCCTCGATGTGGGCTCGTCGCCACCGGCAGCAACACGCTGCTTCCCTTAAGGGGCGCTCGGTCGCGCTCGATCCCAAGACCACCGCGAGGTTCTCGGCTGAGTTCGAGGCTGCGCTGCGCCAACGTGGCGCCGCTGCGAAAGCCACTGCCAACATGCAGGAGGCCGCGTGATGGATTTCTACAAGTTAGACCTTTTGTTGGACGAACTGAAGCGCATCGCAACAGCGATGGAGCACATTGCCTCTAGAAAATCGTCGGCGTCGTTCCAACGCTACGAGCCCCCGAAGCGCAGCTATCAATCATCAGGACCTCGATAATGAACAACGCACGCCTGCTCGACGTGTGCGAGCGCTACTACCGCACCTACGGCACGCTCCCGCTGCACCTGTTCCAGAAGCTGGTCGCAGCGGGCTTCATCGTCACTGAGTTGACCAACAAATGGGAGGAGCGGCTTGCGGCCTAACGCGTCAGCAATCGCGGAGCAGATGACAGGCTTCGCCTACACACAGTGGCTCGTCTTCTGGACGAATTTTTGGATGGCTCCGTGGGAGCTTTATCAGAAAGGTTGGAAATGAGCGCAGAGCAGTCTCAGGAATATCTGGGCAACGGAAATCATAAGTGGGAGCAGGTCATCATCGAATCGGGGCACCGTCTCGAACGGCTTCGCGTTCCCGGTGGCTGGCTCTACCGTGACCTACGCACGGCAACGCTGGTCTTCGTGCCAATGCCTGAAGTCGTCAAGCACAAGGTGTGAGCATGCTGACGAAGCTTGTCATCTTGATCAGCGTCACGTTGCTTCCTCAGAATGAGGAAGTCCAATTCCACAGCCCTGAGACCTACGAGACACGAGCCGCATGTGAAGAGGCGATGTACGAGCGCCACTTCATGGTGGTCGAGCACATCCTCAAAGACCTGCCGGGTCAGCGCTACATCGTCATTAGCAAATGCGAAGAGCCCACGCGCTCCTAATCGCCCTTCTCTACCTCACGTCCCCTAACGGCTCCCCAATCTGGATCGTCGCATCGAACGTGGAAGCGGTGCGCTCGCCTGTCTCTGGCGAGTGCTCCAAGTGCGCGCACGCTGTCGTCGTTACGGCTGGGGGGAGCTTCGCAGTCAAAGAGACACCGCAGGCTGTTGCCAAGCAACTGGAGAACGCGAAATGAAATACACCGTTATCATCCGCATGGGTGCCGCTCATTGGGACGCTCGCATCGCTAGCGAGGAAGGCACGCTGAACTTCAACCTTCGCAAGATGGACAAGCGCCAGCGTGCGGACTTCCATCGCGAGTTGATGAACGCCTACCGGGCGACGCGGCAATGAAGATCATCGGCGTCATCGCGTGGATCGTGCTCGCGCTCGCTCTTTCCTATTTGGTGACGTGCGTGGGCGTGCCGATTGCTGACAGCGAACCCCTCCCTAAGGAAGACGCGCAGATTGAGGTCATGCGCAAAGAACTCATGCGCCAGTACCGCGAGCAGATTACCAAAATCTGTCGCGAGACCGGCATCTACAAACAATATCGTTGCATCTGAAGGAAAGGACAAATGGTTCTGTCAGCCGCCCAACGACGGGCGAAGATCGAAGCAGCAAAGGCATTGATGCAAGAAGTGGAGAATGACGACGTGCCTGCGACTACCTCCGCTACGACCACGAAGGCCGCAGTCCAGGCCGCAGCACAAGCCGCTGTGGCTACAAAAGCGGCTCCTGCCACCCCTACCGCTACTGCGCCTGCGGGTAACGTTACGCCAGTTGCGGTCAACAAACCCGCTGCCGCTCCCGAGCCAGTGACTGGCGACCAAGTCGCTGCGCACGCGGATCACAATCAGCCCCCTCTGCGCGAGACGCTAATGTCGGTCGCGCAGGCTATGAAGGCGAAGTCTGCTTAATTCCGACACAACAGGAAACAATGGCTAAAAAGTTTGCTACCGTTCAGTGGATGACCCCGTGGTTCACGGCACGCTTTCCGAAGCTGTCTCAGCCTGACACCGATGGCAAGTACGCTGATGGGAAATTCAAGGTCGATGCAATCTTCGAGGACAAGGACCTCGTGGAGATCGAGAAGGTCCTGAAAGACGCCGGCAAGTCCTTCTTCCCCGGCGAGGCTAACGTCCAGCTTCCGCTGAAGACCTACTACGGCAACGCAGAGGACAAGAAGGCCAAGAAGGACCCGGTGGGCAAAGGGCTCACCATGAAGTCTAAGAACAAGCCCCTCGCCATCGACGGCAAGAAGCAGAAGCTTCCTGACGGCGTCGTCATCGGCGGCGGCTCCATCCTCCGCGCTGCCTGCGCGCTCGCTCCGTACACGAAGACGGAGAAGGTACGGAACGCTGACGGGAGCTACAGTGAGGAGGAAATCCACGGCGTGACGCTCTACGTCAACACCGTGCAGGTTCGGAAGCTCGTCGAGTATCAGAACGGGGCCGACGCGTTCGCTGAGGACCCTGAGGGCTTCACGTACCAAGGGGCCACGGAAGGCGCCGAGCAATTCAGCGACGCCACTAGCCTGTAATGCCTGAGCCTCTCCTGATCCAGGCGAGGTATCGCAACGGATTGGAGAAGAAAGTAGGGGAGCAGCTTGCGGCGGCCGGCGTCGAGTTCGACTACGAGCCTCGCAAAATTCCCCTACTCATTCCGGCGCGGAAGTCCACCTACCTACCGGACTTCCTCGCTCGGAGTGCGCCCATCATCATCGAGACGAAGGGCTACTTCTACAATGGTGCGGAGGATCGACAGAAGCTGGTTCTGTTCAAGGAACAGCATCCTGAGTTCGACATCCGCCTGATCTTCAGCGACGCCTCCAAGCCTATCTACAAAGGCTCACCGACTTCCTACAGCGATTGGGCTGAGGACCACGGCTTCCAATGGTCAAGCAAGGGCATCGTGCCCAAAGATTGGATCGAGGAAATGAAAGGGAAAGCATGAAACCACAATCCGAAACCGTGCTCCGTCATCTGGTGAAGCATGGACATATCTCACCTGCCGAGGCGTTTGTGGTCTACGGCTACCCCCGGCTCGCAGCAAACATCCACGACATTCGCAACGCTGGCTACGAGGTCAACACGGTCATGAGTAAGGATGACCAAGGTCACAACTACGCCCGCTACGAGTTGGCGGCATGAACGGCGTCTTCCTCGCTGTTTATTTGCTCGTCTGCACTGCCCCCGGCAATCCCGCTACCTGCACCAAGCTTCCGATTACTGACAGCACTCAGGGCCAGCCTGACGGGTCCGAACTGACCCTCACAGGCTGCATGGGTGTTCAAGGTGCCGAGAGCGCGCGCCGGTATTGGGATGCTCACCCCGACATTCAGAAGCACTTCTACTTCGGCGGTTGGGCTTGTCAGGTGGGGAACAAGAAGGCGCCTGACAACGGCAAAGCGTAGTGGCTGAGTTCGTTGCTCATGAGCCCTGCCCAAGCTGCGGTTCGCGAAACAATCTCGCGCGCTACAGCGACGGCGGGGCTCACTGCTTTGGGTGTCAGTATCACGAGTGGCCTGATGGGAGAAAGACAATCGAGGCTGAAGAGGAAAAAGACTGGACGCCACTGCAGCCTAACGTAGTGGCGCTGCCTAAGCGCGCGCTCACCAAAGAGACGTGCGAGGCCTGGGGCTACGGCATCGGAGATTACAACGGAGAGAATTGCCATGTGGCGACGTATCGAGACGAGCGTGGTCAGGTGGTTGCGCAGAAGCTTCGGCTTCCCGGCAAGAAGTTTACTGTGCTGGGAAACGGCCGCGACATGCCACTGTACGGTGTGTGGAAGTTCGGCGGTGGAAAGCATCTCGTCATCACCGAAGGTGAGATTGATGCGTTGTCTGTTTCACAAGCTATGGACAACAAGTGGCCTGTCGTCTCGCTTCCCAATGGGGCGCAATCGGCAACGAAGGCCATAGCGAACTGCTATGATTGGCTTGATCGTTTTGAGCGTATCGTGCTCATGTTTGATATGGACAAGCCTGGGCAGGAAGCTGTCGAGCTTGTCGCGCCGCTGTTGCCGCCTGGGAAGGCTGCGGTGGCTGTGCTGCCGCGCAAGGATGCGAACGAGGTCCTGCAGAACGAAGGTCCTGCGGCGCTCATAAAGGCATTCTGGAACGCGGGGACATGGAAGCCTGACGGCATCGTCGAGGGCTCCGAGTTCACCCTGGACCGCGTTAAGCAGGCCGCTGTCGTCGGCTTTCCGTTCCCGTATCCCGCGCTGCAGGAGAAGGTCCTGGGGATGCGGAAGGGCGAGTTGACGCTCTGGACCGCAGGCAGCGGCATCGGCAAGAGCACCATCGTTCGTGAGCTTGGTTATCAGCCACACGAAGCCAACGGCTGCTACATAGGGAACGTCTTCCTTGAAGAGAACAACGTCAAGACCGCCCAGGCCTACGTGGCTATTGACCGCAACGTGCCATTGGGCCGACTACGTTTTGATCCGTCTCTCATCACTGAGCAGGAGTAGACTGATAGCCTCAACCGCGTGGTTCGCAAGGGCATGTGGTTCTACAACCATTTCGGAAGTTTGGAGAGCAAGAACCTCATCACCAAGCTCAGATACTTGGCAACCGTATGCAAAGTGGACTTCATTCTACTGGACCATGTCTCCATTGTTACGAGTGGCATAGAAAGTAGCAGCGAGGGCGAGCGCAAAGACATCGACATCCTGATGACACGCCTGCGCCAACTCATCGAGGAGACTGGCGTCGGCGTGCAGGCCATCGTCCATCTGAAACGCACGCAGAAGAACTTCAACGAAGGAGATCAGGTATCCCTGAATGACCTGAGGGGCTCTGCGTCCCTTGAACAACTCTCCGACAACGTCATCGCCCTTGAGCGCAACCAACAGGGCGATAACCCTACGCAGGTCCGCTTGCGGGTGCTGAAGTGCCGCGAGATGGGTGACCTGGGTGAAGCAGACCTAATCAACTACAACAGACAAACCGGGCGCTACGAGCTTGATGCAAGCACGCCCTTCGATGAGGTACTCGAGTGAAAAACGTGTCGCTGACACTCATTCAAATCGCACTGCTCGTCCTTTGGTTCACCGTCCCGGCATTCGCTGCCGTGCCGTGGTGGATCATCTTCATGCCGGCGTTCATCCTCGTGGTGTTCATAATCGTCGTCGTGTCGCTGTACGCGATTGCAGGCGCCATCGCTTACCAAGCGCTTAGGTGAAGCGGGTCATCTTTGACCTCGAAGCCAATGGCTTTCTCGACACCGTAACCAAACTCCACTGCATCGCTGCGACCGACGTGGATACGCAGCAGCCGATAGGAGCCTGGGGGCCGAATGAAATCCCCCAGGCCCTTGAGGTCCTCTCGCAAGCCGACAAGCTCATCGCCCACTTCGGGCTCGGCTACGACTTCCCCACGCTTGAGAAGGTGTGCGGGTTCGTCGTCCCTGAGAGTAAGCAAGTGGACAGCGTCGTCATCGCTCGGCTCCGGTTTCCAAACATCAAAGAACTGGACAGCAAGTTCAACGCCTCTCAGATGGCGAAGAACCTGCCGACGATGGGCGGCGAGTTCGGGAAGCACAGCATTGCGGCTTGGGGTCTACGACTAGGTATACCGAAGCTTCACACGGACATTGAAGACTGGTCTCAGTGGACGGCTGAAATGCAGGAGCGCTGCGTCGGTGACGTAGCGACTGCGCTGAAGGCGTGGCACTACTTCAAGCCCGATGAACTGTCTGAAGCTGCGGTCAAGCTAGAGCATCGCATCGCCCGCATCTGTCACATGATGACCTGGGCGGGCTGGCCGTTCAACGAGAAGAAGGCGCACGAGCTACACGCTACGCTCGTCGGTGAGA